GACGATATTGAACCCTGGTATAACTACGACTTCGTCTCCGGTAATGCTAGGGACGCTGACGCGGCCCGTAAAGTCAGCCCCCGAAAGCAAGGCGTAGTTGCCGAGGTTTAGCGTCACCCAGTCGGTGTTGTAGTTCGTGCCGTCAATCTTCTGGAGGTACTGGCCAGCCGTGCCGCCAGCAGGAACGCCCACGCCGGGAGCGCCGGCAGGGCCCGCAGGCCCGGGGACGCCGACCGAACCCGTCAGGGTGCCAGGGACCGTGCCAGTGACCGTCCCGGTGACCGTGGACTGGTCCGCGGCAAACGTGCCCGAGATGGTCCCGAAGGTCGAAGCCGTCGAGGTGATCGTCGCGTCAGGCATGGCTTAGACGGTGACGCTGTCGATGACGTTGACGCGGAAGAGTTCGGTGCGCGAGATGGTCGAGCCCGGGAAGACGAACTTGATGTCCCACTTGCCGAGGCCGATAGCCCAGTCGGCGGTCGAGCCCGGGTAGGTGCAGGTGAACGACAGCCCGTCTCCGGCCTTGGTCACCGTCATCGCGTAGACGTTGCCTTGGCGGTCTTCGAGGGACGAGCTAAGGGTCGTGGTCAGCAGATTGGCCGGGCCCGTCGCCCCGGGCGTCCAGGTAAAGGTGCAGGCGAAGGTGTTACCCTGCGAGACGGTTACTTGATTAGTGCAGCTCATCGGGTCTTAACCTTGCCCCGATTGGAAGGGGGGGGTCAGGTAATCGGAACAAACAGCCCGATGTCGACTATCGTATAGGTCGAAGGGCTCGGAGTCAGGGTCTGATAGTCCGGGGGGTCGAAGGCGGCGTTGACGATTGCGTAGGCTTCTGCCGAGTCGTTTATCACGTCTTCACCGATAAGCACAGACTCATACTTTTCGTCAAAATTGATGCCCGCCAGATAGAAGTCGGTATCATCAATCCGCATGGTCAGGTCGGCGATAAAGAATGCCGATGTCAGGCCGCGCTTAAGCAGACCTTTCCCCTCCTCGCTTTTAAACGCAATGCCGGTGTCTGGGTAGACCTCGTTACCGTCATACCTTGAGGGAGGGCTGTTTTGAATGACGGCGCCGCGGAGCATGGCCCAAGTATTGACGCCGACCACGTTGTCTCCGATGACGAAGCCCATCAGATGCGGGCGTAGTAATACTGCGCCGTGTCGGTTCCTAGTTTGATGCGGTCACCCCAGAGGGATCCGCTGACATATTGGACCACCGAGATGCTAGGCCCTGTGGCCTCTGTAGCCTTGGCAAGGAGGACGTAGCCGTAGGTGTCAGTGTCGGCCAGTTCGACGTCGGAGTTGATGATACGCGGGTAGTTTGACGAGGTATCGTCGTTGCTCGGGAAGTCGTTTGTCGTGGCGTCCTTTCCAGCCCGAAGATAGATGAAGCACTCCTTGGTCGTCGCGTCGAATGGGGTCATTACTGAGACAGGCCAGTCAGGGACACCCGAGGTCGTTCGGTCGAGGACGACCCATACGCTGTCCTCCTCGATCTGGGCGACCACGTTGTTGAGCGTGCCAGGGACGACCTGATAAAGCCAAGCGCTGCCGCCAGAGTCATACTGTATGTTGATGACCTTGAACGGATGGTTATTGACTGCGACGTCAGGACTCGGGAAGGGGTCAGACGTATCCAGGGTAAACCCGTGCGACGACGAGTCGAAGTTGTAGCCGACTCCGGGTTGCAGTTTCATCAGACAGGGGCGTAGACCGAGGCGACGTAGCCCTCGCGGTTGAAGCGCAGCTCGTACTGAATCTTGTATAGCAGGCCGAAGTCCTCGAAGGATACCTGAGCCAGGAGCAGCTGGTTCTTGCTGCTGACGGTAAAGGATGTTCCCATGTAGGTCGGCACAAGGTTCACCGAAGCGAAAGTGCCTGTGCCCGAGGTCTTGCCAACGGCGTTGCGTAAGTTAACGACCAAGGTCGAGCTGCTTGTGTAGAAAATGCCAGACAGAGAACACTGCGGGGCGAGGTAGTTTGTCTTGCCGTAGAAGTCTTTAAACTCGGGCTTCTTGAACCCAAGGAACTTGCGGCCGATTGGCTTATCAAAGGTTGCGCCGTTATTCCCTGCAAACTCTTCGCTTTGTCCGGTAACCGCGGGATAGGCAGGCGTGGCCAATGAGCCAGTCCCGACGCCAGCAATGGGCGTACCAGAGAAACCTAGCGCCGTGGCTGTCTCAAAGAAATTGGGGTGGGTCGTGATGCTTTCAGAGGTAAGCCCCTGCGAGCCGGTGATCTGCGGGTCCGTGCGGGTTCCGCTATTATAACCAGGACCAATCCCAACATAGTCGACACTTACCGTTGCAATGCTCAATGCATCAAAGGACATGGTAGCCTTATGCGCCTTGAGATATGAAAACCCCGAAGCCGGGAAGGTCTCACCGCGGTTCGCAAAGTCGAACGTGCCGCCTTGGTCGACCTTAAATACGCCGACAGCAGTGGTAAGGCCGTAGCCGTCAGTTTGGATTTTGTATCCAGGCTGAAGGATGCCAGTCAGTAGGGTGTTCCCTGTTTCAACGATAGCCATAAATTATCTGGATTGGGTGCCTTTGGTGAAGTCGCCTTGACCGGCGGGAGTGCTGCCGGAGATTTTCTGGAGCTCGGCGAGCTGCTGCTCTTGGATTTCAATCTGTCGGGCCATCGCTTCCATGACCGGGTTGGCGCCGACGCCGATGACGTTGCCGAAGCCTTCGGGGCCTTTGAAGTCGGCACCCTTTGATTTAGGTTCTGCGACGATGTCTGCCGCTTTCTTGCTGGCCGCTACAGCAGGCGCAATCATCCGGGCGATGACCGCTTGAACGTCAGCGTCTTTGGCTAGGTCTTCGGCCGAGTTGGCATCGATGCCAGTCTTGATACGGAAGCCGCGGAAGCCTCCGATCTCACTGGCGACCTTGTCACGCATACCTGGCTGTTCTAGGAACTTGGTGAACTCGGTCTGCTTGGCGGCCTTGGCCATCTCGCGCTCTTTCTCGTCCTGCTCCCTCGCGGCGCGGGTCTTGGCTAAAACAACAGTCTCTGAGTCTAGATATTTAGACTCTGCCTTAAGGGCGAAGTCATAGGCTTCTTTGATGTCAGCCTTCCGTTTCTCGATGGCCGAGCTGATGAAATTAATTGCCGCGTTGAGCAGTACCATCGGGGCAATGAACCCTAGGGCGATGTCCTTGAACGCGGTGCTGAACTTCTTCTGGATATCTTCCAGCTGCTTGCTGAATGAAACTGTGGCGGCCTTAGCCTTCTCCATAGCCTGAGGGACTTCGGAGGTGGTCTTGATGTTGACTGTCAGGTCTTGGGCCATGTCAGGGGGTGCTTTCCTTTGCCGGATTGGAAGCAGCCGCGGCTGCGGCCTCCTTGGCTTCCTCCTCGGCCATAAAGGCTTCCTCCTCGGGCGACATGATCGCCACGTCTGCCCCCTTGCGGATAGCCAGGGCGGAGTTGAGCCAGATGGCTTGGCACTCCGGCATCTCCCACGCCCGCTGCTCAGGGATGCCCGACGCAATCAGGTTGGCCACGATGGACAGCGGCCAAGGTACCCCCTTGTCGCCGCCCCCTGACTTGGTCTTGGTCTGCTCCCAGAACTTCGGCCAGTCTTGGACGAGGATATAACCGGCGAAGGCTTCCAGCAGGCGCTCGAACTTGGCTTGGTTTCGCTGAAGGCTTAGGATGCGCAGCTTGTCCCTCCAGCCGATGTCGCCCAGGGGTTCCTCGGCGCAGACCTGACAGGCGAATAGTAAGTCGGCAGGGGTGATGCCGCGGGAGCCGGTGACTAGGGGAGAGTCGAAGGCCATCAGCCGCACCCGGTACTTGAGGCACCAGGGGTAAAGAGTTCGACCCAGAACCTTGAAGGGGGCCGGGTCGACGTAGGCGTTGAGGAAGCGACGGTCCACTGTCCTCTAGACTGTCCCCCTTTCGGGGGTGTCAATTACGCAGGCGTGATGCCTTCGTAATCAATCGCCGTGATCGTGACGGCGGTGAAGCCCTTGTTCGAGCCCTTGTCGTCAATCTTGGTGATGGTCCCGACAAACGACACGGAAGCAGAGCCAGCCGGATAGGCGGAGGCGGTGTTCACCGTGAAGGAAAGGGCGGCCCCGAGGACCGGCATGGTCGAGGTCTTGGCGATGCCTTCGATGGTGATCTCGCTCTTGCGGTCATCGAGGCGGTGGGTCTTGGTCAGGCCAGCCTCATCGACCACCGTGGCCTCGGCGTTGAAGGAAGACGAGAGGCTGTAACTCTGGACGAAGAGGTTGGTGACAGTGCCCGCGACTCCGTAGATGCAGGTGGTTCCGTTTGAGATGGCGGCCATTTGTAATTGCGGGCTTTGGAATTGGCTTAGGCGGGCAGGACCACCAGCACGTCGAACGAGAAGGAAGTCGCCCAGGAGCGCTCGTCGATGCCCTCGTCTTCGGACTGCATCGTGACGTCGTAACAGGCCGCGTCGGTCGAGGCCACGAAGGCCGCCTTGATGCTGGTCAGGTCACGCATATTGCCGGACAGGGCGGCACAGCGGGCGCGGTGATCGGCGAGGGTCGTGTCGTCCGCGTTCGAGAAGAGGGTGATGCGGACCGAGCAGGAGTAGTTGCCTAGACCCTCTGGCAGGTCAGCAGGGGCCCTAGCGGACTCGCAAAGGACCACGGCCTTGGGCAGGGTCTGGGTCGCGGCGCTGTCGCCCGTCAGGAAGGCCACGGTGGTCAGCCCGGTCTGGGTGGATAGGTAGGTGGCCAAGGTGGCCTCTACGATGTGGCGGATAGATTTGGTTCCCATAAGTGGTTAGCGGCGGTTGGCTCGCTGGATGGTGCTGTTCATGTGGCGCTCAAAGCGGGCCTTCATCTGCTTGACGCGGTTGGCGTAGACGAGGCCGAGCACGTCCGCATCAGTAGCGATGCCGTTTACGTTGCCCTGGGTGTTCGTCACGCTCAGCTCGACGACCTTCTCGTTGGCCGTAAGTTTGTTGGTACCGAGCACTCGGTTGTGCCGGTTAATCCAGGCTACGCTGAGAAGTTTGACGCCGAAGTCCTTGGGCACGCCGTTGATGACGGGCTTAGGCAGGGAGCGAAGGGCCGAGGCCCAGCCCGCCTTGATCATGCCCACCATCGCTTGGCGGTCGCGGATGTATTGGTCGAGGTCGGACTTGGACTCGACGAGCATCTTGAGTTTGACCGGGCGAACGGCCTTGCCGATGCGGCCACCGAACTTGCCCTTGATGCGGTTATGCGGCGGGCGCAGCTCCTGGACGAACCCTTGGCCGAACTCGGTCATCACGGGGTTGGTCGTGTTAAAGTAGTTCTTAGCCTTCTTGAACGCCCGGTCATAGTCGCGGTCGTTCGCAATCTTGCGCATGATTGGCGGGAGGTTCTTCAGCGCCTGGAGCGAGCCCTTCCCGATGACCTTGTTAAACAGGCCGATGTCATTGGTCTTGGTGGCGTAGGCCAGCTGATTGGTCAGGAGGGCGGCAGCGGAGTTGGAGTTACGGTCGTTGGCGGCGACGAACATCTTCTTGATGTCTCCGGCTACGGCGTTGTCGCCCGCGGTCTGGGCGGCCTTGGACAGGCCACGGCCTCCGCCCTTGGGCAGGGGAGGGGTAAAGGTCGCCGCGTCTTGGCAGGCTAGGGCGGCCTGTTCAAGCGCCGCGTCCCGCATGGTCTGCCCGGTGTTGGCCGCAAACTGACGCAGGGCCGCGATGAACTCAGCCTGAGACTTCGGACTGATGCTGACCGACACCACGGCGGGTTACTGGTTATCGTCGATGACGACGAGCGTGATCCATGCCGACCCGGGCTTGTAGGTCTGGCTGGTGATGCGGACGGTCTTCCCGCCGGCCACAATCTTCTTCCCCTGGGCAAGGCTGGCGATGGGCACCCCTGCCGACAGTAGGGCCGCCGATGCCCCCGTAGACCCATCTGGATTGAGCCAGGAGGCCGTTACAGCGGGGAGCCTGACCGAGTACTGGGTCCGCTCCATATACCCCCCTGCTTCGAGCACGGTCGAGACGGCGGGGTCGGAGATGAGGCAGGAGAAGGTGATGGCCCCAGAGTTGGCCGACCCGGCCACGCCGAAGTCCGCCACCATCTCTTTGGCGTCGTTGAGAAACTCGGTTCCGTAGAGGCTCATCCTATACTTGCCCGGATTGGTAGGGGGCACAAAAAAGGCCCCCATTGCTGGGAGCCTCGTTCGAGCCTTGGACCGCTATTAGGCGGCGGTCTTGAGGCGGTGGAGGGAGGTCGCGCGACCGACAGCGGCACCGAAGAGCAGCGTGGCGGTGACGTTGTAGTAGCCGCTCTGTTCCTGACCCATGAGGATCTGGACGCCGAGGCCGGTGTCGGCGTCGACAGCGTTGGCGACTTCGAAGCCCGGGATTTCCGACATCGGGAGAGCCGAGGCGACGGCGATAGCGTCAGCGCCGCAGGCGAAGCCAGCGAGGTTTTCCGAGTTCGTCGGGAGGCTGTTCCACTGGTAGACAGAGGCGCCAGCGAGGGTGCCGATGTTACCGGAGGTCAGGATGCCAGCACCGAGGACGGAGTTACCGATGATGGTAGCGTCGCCCAGGAGGCCGTTGGCGTAGGTCGGGTTCAGGATGAACGCGCGGGGCTCAGCGGCCTTGGCGGCGTCGAGGACACCCTTGGCGGTCACGACTTCAGCGTAGCTCAGGGCGGCACCAGTGTCGACGGACGAAGCGTAGTTGGCGTTCGTGATCAGCGCGCCGATTTCAGCCAGGCACTTTTCAGCGAGGGCGTTGGCGGCGGTCGGGACGAAGGAGTTCGAGAGGAACTGAGCGCCGTACGACTTGACGTCGAGGGGCGAGAAGCGGCTCGACACCTTGAAGTGCTTGAGCGTGACGTTAGCGGCGGTGATCGTCGCGTCGTCCTGCGTGAGGTAGCCGCCGGTGGAGAACTCGGTGGCGGTGGAGGTGCCGATCAGCGGAACCTGAACGGTCTTGCCGGCGCCGGACTCAGCCGCGGTGAAGAGGCTGGAGAAGGCACGGAGGGCGGGGAGCTTGCCCTTGAGGGAAGCGATGACGGACTCGGCCAGGATGGCCGGAGCGTTTGCGATGGAGTTAGCCATGGTGTGTTAGGATAATTGAGGGTTGAGGGGAAAATTAGATGCAAGCCTTGATGATGGCGTTGCGGTGAGCGGCGAAGTATTCGTTGCGCTCTTTGGAGCCGACAGGGAGGGACATGAAGGTGGCGAGGTGGTCGACGGCTTCGGCGGTGGGCTTGCCATCCGCGGGGCTGAGTTCGACCGGGGACACGCCGACGGAGGCCACGATCTTGGCGGCTTCCTTGGAGGCGCTGACCTTGGTGGCCTCGTGCTGCTCGACGAGGGCCTTGAAGGATTCGGACTCCTTGACGGCCACTTCGAGGGCGGCGGTCAGTTCGGCGAGCTTGGCGTCCTTGGACGCGGCTTCGACCTTGAGGCTTTCGAGTTCGGCAGAGACGCCGACCGTCATCTTCTCGACAGTGGTGCGGAGGTCGTCGCGCTCGGCGGTAAGGCCAGAGACAGCGGCGGTGGCGGCGAGGAGTTGCTCTTCGATGGTCATCTTAGATTTGCGGTTAATGGAATTAGAACGAACGCAGGGCGTCGTTGAAAGAGTCAGCCAAGCCAGTGACCAAGCCCTGGGCGGCGGCCTGCTTACCGGAGAAGACCTGGCCTTCCATGGCCTCGGCCTTCACCATCTTGCGCTTCATGTTCACGGCTTCCTTGAACTCGGAGTGGATCGTGTCGACGCCCTCTTGAAGGTTGCCCAGTTGGCCTTCGTCGAGGGATGTGCCTTCGATGCCAGCACCCTTGAACTTGCCGGACTTGATGACGACCATCTTAATGCCGGCCATCTTGGCGGCTTCGGAATAGTCAGGGATGGCCATGTAGACGCCGATGGAGCCTACGGTGCTGGAGGGGCTGGCGACGACGCGGTCGGCAGCGGAGCCAATCCAATAGGCGGCGGACGCCATTTCTGAGTCGGTGTAGGCAAGGGTAGGCTTGCCGAAGGAGCGGACCTTGTTGGCGAGTTCCTCGACGCCGGTGACCGTGCCGCCAGGGGAAGAGATTTGCAGGGCGACCTTTTCGACCTCCGGGCTGGCGGCGAACGCGTCCAGAGCCTCGGAGATTTCATTCACGTCCACGGCGCCCATCATCTTTTCGAGAGGAGACAGGCCCTTGCCGATCACGCCCACGACCGGGATGATTCCGATGCCGTCCACGACGTAGGGCTTAGGGGCCACGCCGAAGAGCTGCGCGAGCATATCGGTGAAGCCGAACTTCTCGGCGAGGACAGCGTGGTCCTTCGCCTTGGTCGGGTCGATGAGAAGGGGCTCGCGGCCAGACAGTCCGTTGGTAAGGAAACGCATAAAGTTAGGAGTTGGGTTGGTCTTCGGATTCGGGCTCTTCCTGGTCAGCGGGTTCGTCCTCCATCTCGGGGGACTCAGGGCCTTCCATGACGTCGCCGCTGATCGTGCCGACCGGGGTGTTAGACGGACGGAACAGCAGTTCAAACGGGATGCCGTACTTGGCGGCCAAGTCCTTGATGTGCACCATGTCGGAAGCCCGCTTGTCCATCTCGGTGCGGAAGTCTAGGCCGCGCTGGGCGTAGAGTTCAGACATGGACAGCAGGCCCATCTCGACGTCGGCTCGGTCGTTCGCGGCTTCGCGGCCAGCGTCGACGGTGACGCTCTTCGGGGTAGTCCAGGAGACGGAGGCCCACTGCGGGTCGTCAGGGAGTTCGCCCGCGGCGATGGCCTGCCCGATGATGTAACCCCACGTCGGAACGCAGAAGTTCTCGATCATAATGGTCTGATACTTTGAGAAGACTCGGCCAGCCTTGGCGGTGATGAGACGGACAGTGGCGCCGCCCAGCTTAGAGGAGTCGCCGACGAACTCGTAAGGCAGGACGCCCTGGGAGATGTCACGTTCGAGCGCCGCGAGGAAGCCGGTGAAGGTGGCGTTCGGGCGGTTGCTCTGGAAGGACGTCATGTCCTCCCCGGGCTCAAGGGCGATGAGTTTGCCGCCCATCGTGTTGGCGAGGTTGGCGTAGGAGCCGGTTCCCGTTGAGCCAAGTTCGTTGGCCATGTCGCCGTCGATGATGCCGCCCGCCTTCTTGATGATGCGGGTGACGTCGCCGTTGTCCTTCACGGCCTGCTTTTCGAGGGCCAAGATTTCCATCTCGTCTTGGATGGAGTTAATCGAGTGCTGGAGCAAGGGCACGCCACGGGCGCCGGACGCATACTCCTGGTCGACCACCATCATCATCGACTGGGCGAGGATCTGGCGGGACGAGCCGTCGGAGCGGTAGATGTTCACGGCGATGTACTCGCCATAAGGACCGAACTGGATGCCGTCATGCATACCTTCGGGCACCTTGCCTTCGAGAGGGTCGCCGACGCGGTGGGCTTCCATCAGCTGGAGTTTGGCTTCACCGGCGCCGTTACGCACCTTAGCGGCGAACGAATCACCGTCGCGGATCATGCCGCGGAGAAGGATGGACTGAGCCTGGTAGAACGAGAAGCGGTTCGTGATGTCGATGCGCTTGGCCTTCTCGGCGAAGTAAGCCTCGTAGCGTTCCTGCATCTCAGGGGTCGACGCGTGGCTCTGGGGCTTGATGCCGTCGCCCACGGTGTAGAGGCAGATGTCCGCGAGAATCTGTTTGAAAAGCCCGGAGTTACGCTCGGCCCAGCGGCACTTGCGAACCATCGTCAGGCGGTCGTAAGGAGTCAGGTCGCGGCGAAGGTCGCGCGGTTCGGCGCCGTAGGCCGCACGGCGGGCACGCGTCACGCCGATGCTCTGCCAATCGCCGTAGGAAGCCTGCGGCTGCGGGGCGGCTGGCATGGCCTTGGGCGTCTTAGGACGCAGGCTGACGGTCGGAATCTTCTTGCGGGTGGCCATGGAAATTAGTCCTGACGGTTCTGCCAGTCGGTCGAGATGATCGTGCGACGAGCGCCGTAGGTCGAAGGGTCGAGGCGGCTAAGGGCGAACATGGCCTCGGCGAGCATCTCCTTCGGGGGCATGGCGAACTGCTTGGACGCGGACGAGCCGGAGTCGGAATAGGACATCAGGGTCTTACCTTCGGTGATCATGGCGACCGCCTTGGCTTTGATGTCTAGGAGTTCGCACTCCGTAAGTCCGATAAAGAGTCCAGAGGCCATTTAAACTTGCCGAGAATGGAAGCCGTAGAGGGGGTACGCCGCCCAGCCCACGCCATGAGTCTCTTCCTCCCACGACACTAAACGGCGTACCCTTGCATATAGCGTGCCAAGGGTCATGACGGTTGCAAGTCGGTTTCGGCAGTTTCCCGCCCGGCGATGCCCCAGCGGACGGCGGCCAGCAGGGCGAGGATTTCAGTATCGAGAGCATGGTTATCGCGCTTGCCCTGGGGAAGTATCCACATGGGCTTGCCGGTCCGCTTGTCCTTTACGCGCACCTCGGCGCTCAGCTGCTCGACGTACTCGGGGGTGGCGTCGAGGGCGTAGGTCCAGACGCGGCGGGCCCGCAGGCCGTGAAGGAGGTCTTTGCCGGCGGTGGCCGAGTGGACGATCAGGATGGCCCGCTGCGGGATGCCAGGGACGACGATTGACTGCTTCTCGGAATAGAAGCGGCGGGTCGTGTTGCCGGACTTGTCGGTCACCGCGAAGTCGTCGGAGCCCGAGCCCTTGGCCGTCTTCCAATTCCGCTTGGCGGTTTCACGGTAGACCTCGGTCGTATTGTCGCCGGAGTCGACGAGTACCATGGCATGATGCACGCCGTGCTGTTTGGCGAAGGCTTCCACGTTGCCCCATGAGTCGATGCGGGCGAAGGCCATCAGGCGGCTATGCCCGGTCTTGGCCCATCGGCGGACGGTGACCCAGAAGTGGCCACGCTGGACGTCGACCCCCATCGTGCGGAAAGGGATGCTTCCGGGCACGGCGTCCTTCTGCTCGACGACG